TGAAGCTGATGGAAGACGCATTGGCGCAGGACCTCGAGCGACTGAGCGCGATCGATAACCTCGGATTGCGCCAACAGCTCAAGCGTGACGAGCTGGTGCCCAAGTACCTGGACTACGTGCAGCGCTACCGCGATTCCGGATTGAATTTCCCGAACTCGGTGGTGATGCAGGTTCTGGTCTGGCTGTTTGACACCGAGCAGTTCGAAGAGGGTCTGGACTTGGCGACTTTCGCCATGGAGCAGAACCAGCCGATGCCTGAGCGCTTCAAGCGCGACGTGCCGACCTTTGTCGCCGATGCGGTGATCGAGTGGGCCGAGGCCGAGCAAAAAGCCGGTCGCAGTCCTGAGCCGTACGTGTCCGACCTGCTGCCGCGTGTCGATGATGAATGGCAGCTCACCGAACAGATCCCGGCCAAGTACCACAAGTTGCTTGGGATCCGCGCTCTAGACGCACGGGAGTGGACGAAGGCCATCACCCACTTTGAACGCGCCACCGAGCTGCACGCCGCTGTTGGTGTAGGCACTCGCCTCGAGGGCGCTCGCAAGGCGCTGGCTAAAGAACTGGCTAACAAAGCTGCCGAATAACCGACTACCCCCCCCGGCGAGAAACTGTGGATGTGAGCCAACCATTTATGGCCTGACCCACTGAAACAGTTTTCCCGCCCCTATTCGAGTGCCCAGCAATGAGCTTTTCCGGGAAACCCACGACCTTTGTGGAACAGGCGATCGAGAACGACGGCTTCTGGCCGGACCTCTCCGTGGCCGAGTTTCAGAAGGGTTACCGCCTGCCGGCGGAGTACCTGGTGGACATGCTGGTCACTGACCTGACCACGGCGATGACCGAGGTTAATCGCGATCTGGCCAAGCGCAAAAGCGAATGGCAGAACGTAGGCGTCACCACCGTGGAATCTGCGGACTCCACGGTGCTGCCCGAGCGCACATTTCACGCAGCGACGTACAAGCGCGCCGTGTACTGCCGCGCCAAGGCCAGCTTGCTGACTCAGTTCGCTACGGTCACCCGCCGTGAAAGTGCAGAAAACACCGGCAAAGAACTGCCCGAGCGTGGCGAAGCCTTTTTGGAGTTCAGCCAGCAGGCCGTCCGCTCGCTGCAGGGCCGTGGCCGCATTACGGCGGCGTTGCTGTGATCAAACTCCGTGCCCTGACCACCTACCTGATCGAGCGCCGGCTTGTGGAGCCGGAACAGCTCGACAGCTGGACCGACCAGGTGAATCTGGAACTGATCTGGAAACCGGACCTCGACGGCCTGCGTATGGGTGACATGCGCTACAGCGCCACGATCGCGCTCGAGCGTTTCGCCGATCACCCGGGGCGCTTGATGGCGTTGGTGGGAAGCTGGCTCGAGAGCAACGACCAGGACCGCGACGATCTGCCGGCGGCGAAGTTCGACATCACCATGCTCGACAACGATCTGGCCGACGTCGACATCACTCTGGAATTCAACGAACCGCAATACCTGGCCGAGGATCCTGCCGGCGAGATCGAGGCCTTCGGCAAGACCTGGGCGTTTGTCCCGTTCGACCTGTGGATTGCCGAACACGGTGAGGTAGGCAGTCGTGGGGCGTAGCACTTTCGAGCTCGATGCCCGGGGCTATCTGGGTGTGCGCGAGCAACTGGCGTTACTCAGTCTCCCGCCACAGCTGCGCCGTCGCCTGCTGAACAACGTCACCAAGCGCGTGCGGACGATGAGCCGTAAGCGTGTGCGTGATCAGCAGAACCTGGACGGCTCGCCGTTCGAGGGGCGCAAGGGTTCTGGCAAAGGCAAAAAGAAGATGGAAACCGGCCTGGCCAAGCTGATGCAGGTCACCCGTGTGAGTGCCGACGAAGCCGAACTGGGGTGGCGTAACGCGCTGACCAGTTGGGTCGCGGCGCAGCAACATAACGGCGCCAGCGAACGCCGCACCGCCGCGCAAATGCGCAAATGGAACACGGTTCCCGTTGGCCTGGCCGCCACCGAAAAGCAGGCCAAGCGTCTGCGTCGGCTTGGCTTCAAGGTTCGCCAGCAAGGCAAAAAGGGTCTCACTCGCCCGTCCGTGGCGTGGATTCAAGAGCATGTGAACTACGCCAAAGCGGGCCTGCTGATCCGCATCTTGGATGACGAAAAGACCGAAAGCAGCGGCGCGCAAAGCTGGGAAATCACCTTGCCCAAACGCCAGTTCATCGGCGTCAGCACCGAGCGGGACACCGCGTTGCTGCTGAACCAGGTGCTCCAACAAATCCTTAATTCTCCCCGCTAACGAGGCACTGCATGGCACTTGGCAAAGTCAGCGTAAACAATCTCAATTTGGGCCAAGGCGCCGTGACTGAGATCGAACGCTATTTCCTTTTCATCGGTACCGGCGCGAAGAGCATCGGCCAACTGATCCCCCTGAACAACGACAGTGACCTGGACAGCGCGCTGGGCATTCCGGCCAGCGACCTGAAAACCCAGATCACCGCCGCACGCCTCAATGGCGGCGATCGTTGGGCCTGCCTGGTCGCTCCCATCGCGACCGAGGGTGAGTGGTCCGAAGCGTTGGAAAACGCCCAGCAGCAAGGCTATTCGGTTGAGGGGGTAGTGATCACCAAACCGGTGACCACCGGCGCGCAACTGTCGGCCATGCATGACGCGGCGATCGCGCTGAACAACACCTATGGCCGTCGGGCCTTCGTGATGGCCGCGAGTGCCGGCATCACCGTGCTGCAGACCTGGGATCAATACCTGGTCGAACAGCGGGCAATCACCAGCGGCCTGGCCGCGCCGCGTGTCCTGGTCGTCCCCCAGTTGCATGGCAATGACTTGGGCGTGCTGGCTGGCCGCTTGGCCAACGCCGCCGTGAGCGTTGCCGACAGCCCAATGCGCGTGGCATCTGGCGCAGTGCTGGGCTTGGGCCCGGTGCCCGCTGACGTTGAAGGCGTGCCGCTGCCATCGGCAACACGGGCCGAGTTGGATAAGGCGCGGTTCTCCGTGTCGCAGACCTACTCGGATTATCCCGGCGTGTTCTGGGGCGACGGCAACATGCTCGATGCGCCGGCCAGTGACTTCCAGGTGATCGAGTACCTGCGTCTGGCCGACAAGGCTGCGCGCCAGGTGCGGCCGCTGTTGATCCGTCGTGTGGGTGACCGTCGCCTGAACAACACCCCCAACAGCATGGCCGCCGCGATCAGCGCGTTCATGAAACCCCTGCGCCAGATGGCCAAGTCCGCCACGTTCGCCGGCCAGGTGTTCCCGGGCGAGATCGAGGCGCCCAAGGACGGCGACATCGTCCTGGTGTGGCACAGCAAAACCAAGGTGGAGGTTTACATCAAGTTCCGCCCGCTCAACTGCCCGAAAGACCTGACGGCCAACATCGCCCTCGACCTTTCCACCGACGATTCGGAGTAACCCCTATGTCACGTATTGGCGGCAAGAACTTCGACGTGAACCTGGGCGATCTGCTGGTTCACGTCGAAAGCTGCACCCTGGATATCACGGACAACACCGCGGTGGCGCAGAGCGGCGGTGTCCCCGACGGACACGTCGACGGCGACGTGTCGGGCAGCGGGGAAATGGAGTTCGACACCAGCAACTTCAACCTGCTGATCGAAGCCGCTCGCACGGCTGGCAGCTTTCGCGAGCTCGAGCCATTCGACTCGATTTTCTTTGCCAAGGCCGGCAACGAGGAACTGCGTATTGAGGCCTTCGGTTGCAAGTTGAAGGTATCGAGCCTGCTGAGCATCGATCCGAAAGGTGGCGAGAAATCCAAGCACAAGGTGCCGTTTGACGTCACCAGTCCGGACTTCATTCGCATCAACGGCGTGCCGTACTTGGCCGCTGCCGAGATCGAGGGTCTGCGCTGATGTCTTGCCCGTTCGATCGCGCCCAGGCAACGGAGCAACGCCAACGCGACCAAGCGATTGCCGCCCAGTTGGCTCAGCCGCGCCCGATCGGGCCAAGCCGTAGTAAGTGCCTGGACTGTGACGGCGAAATCCCAAAAGCGCGCCAGGCGCTTGGCGGGATCTTGCGTTGCGTGCCATGCCAGTCAATTTTTGAGAAAGAGGTTCGCCGATGAGCACGAATCAGGCCGCTCAGGACACCGCCATTGTATTCCTCAAGGCGTCACCGGCAATCGGCGTGGCCGCTACCGGCGTGACAGGTGCCGTCGATTGGTCAGCGGTAGCCTACATGCTGACCGCGCTCTACATGGTGCTGCAGATCGTGCTGCTGGTCCCCAAGTACCGTCAGATGCTGCGCGACTGGAAGGGCAAGTTATGAGCCTGCGCGGAAAGATCACCGCCGGCGCGCTCACCCTGTGCAGTTCCGGGTTGGTGGTGTTCCTGGGCACCTGGGAGGGCAACGGCCAAAACGTCGTTTACGCCGACCAGCTAGCGCGGGGACTGCCGACGGTGTGCAAAGGCATCACGCGCCACACCAGCCCCTATCCGGTTGTGATCGGTGACTTCTGGTCAGACGCTCGCTGTGACGAGGTGGAGCAGCTGGTGATCGAGAACAACCAGCTGCAACTGGCCGACTGCATCACCAATCAGCAAGTAGGGCAGAACACCTTCGACGCGCTGAGTAGCCACGCGCACAACTTCGGCGTACCGACGACGTGCGCCAGTCGTGCAGTCGGCCTGATCAACGCCGGACGCATCGCAGAAGGCTGCCAGGCGATGGCCTGGGCTCCGGATGGCAAAACACCGGTGTGGGCCTTCGTTACCGACGCTCAGGGCCGCAAACAGTTTGTTCGCGGACTGCATGCGCGGCGCCTGGCGGAAGCGAGCCTGTGCGCGCAATGACCATTCATCCGTTGCGCCTCGTCCTTTTTCTTCTGCTGTCCGGGCTGCTGGTCTGGTTTGCATTTGACCAGGTGCGCGATCAGCTCGACACCGCGCGCCGCGAACGCGACGACGTCCTGCGTGAGGTTACTGACCTGCGCGAAACGGCCCGAATCAGCGGTGAGAAGTTGGCCTCACGCGATGCGATCGATCTTCAACGTACCCAGGAGCTGAGTCATGCGCTCAATCAAAACGATGACCTGCGCCGTGCTGTTGACGATGGCCGTCAGCGGCTGCGCCTCGCCGCCACCTGCAGCACCGCTGCGCCCGCCCAATCCGGCGCCGGCCGCGTGGCTGATGCAGGCACCGCCGAACTCACAGCAGACGCTCGATCGGATTATTTCACCCTCAGAAATCAGCTTGCCCTCAGTCGGCAAATGATCCTGGGTCTGCAGGACCATGTGCGCCGGATCTGCCTGCGCTGACCGTCACCTTTAACCCTGAATGGAACAACGACATGACCGAGAAACGCGATATCACCCTGGAAGTCGGCGACAAAGAATTCACCTTCTCGATGACCCCGCAGGACGTGACCAAGTACTTCAACGCGATGACCGCCAACAACAAGGTGTCGCCGTCGCACAACCTGCTCAGCAACACCGTGGCGGCCGATCAACGCACCGAGCTGCGCACGCTGCTGGCCAACCCGGTGATGACGATGCAGATCTCCGGCGCGCTGCTCGAGGAGTACGCCCCGGACGTTGAAATCATCGTAAAAAAGCACTCGAGCACGCTGATCGCCTGAGTGAAGACGGACTCGGTCAACTGATGACCTTGTCCAGTCGCTGGCTGCCTGGCGCTGAGCCCACACCCGAGGTGATGGGCGCGGCCAAGTGGCTGGAGGACGAACATTGGAGACGCATGGAAATCGCCGTGGCTAACGGCATCGCTCATGCACTGAACGGATAAATACACATGGCTGACCGCGCTGCTCGCCTGGCCTTCATCTTGAGTCTGACCGACAAGGTCACCGCGCCCCTGGGCAAAGTGAAAATGGGGTTTTCCGACCTTGCCGAAAAGAGCGAAAAAAACATCAAGACGATGGGCCTGGGGCTGGGTGGCATGGTCGGTGCCGGTGTGGCCATTACCGAATCTTTGGCGCCGGCACTAGAGATGAACCGTGCCCTGGGCGAGGTCCGTTCGCTGGGCGTGGCTGAGGATGCGTTGTCCGCGCTCAATCAGAAAGCGTTGGAGTTCTCGGTTACTTACGGCGAAAGCGCTCGGGACTTTGTTGCCTCGGCGACCACCGTTGAGGGCGCCATCAAGGGGCTGACCGGCAACCAGTTGGCGGTGTTCACCAATGCTTCCGACGTGATGGCCAAGGCGACCCGGACCGACGCCGAAACGATGGGGCATTACGTGGGCACCATGTACAACCTGTTCAAGGGCCAGGCCGACGCCATGGGCAAAGGCGAATGGGTGGAAAAACTCGGCGGCCAGACAGCCCTGGCCGTGCAGCTGTTCCGCACTGACGGCGCGCAGTTGAAGGACGCTTTTAAGGAAGTCGGCTCGATCGCCACCACCGCCGGTGTGGACCTGGCCGAACAGTTCGCCGTGATCGGCTCGCTCAGCAGCACCATGGAAGGTGGAGACGCTGGCGGCATCTACAAATCATTTTTCGAGAACATCGGCGGTGCGTCGGAAAAGCTGGGGATGAAGTTCGTCGACCAGAACGGCAAGTTGCTGCCGATGCTCGACATCCTCGACAAGCTGGAAGGCAAATTTGGCGATCTGAACAGCGCGAGTACCGGGGCCAAGCTGATCGAAGCCTTCGGCGGGGAGGGCGCCCGCGTCATCACCGCATTGACCAAGGACACCGACCGCCTGCGCAACGGCATGGACCAACTGGGCAAAGTCCGAGGCCTGGAGAACGCCGAGAACATGGCCAAAGCCATGGTCGATCCGTGGCAACAGTTCGCCGCTGCCGTCGAGTCGTTGCGCATCGCCTTTGGCCAGGTGCTGATTCCGATTCTGGCGCCTCTCATGGATAAGCTGGTGGGCATCGGGAAAACCCTTAGCCGCTGGACGCAGATTTTTCCGAACATCACCCGCGTGATCGGCATCACCACGCTGACGATTTTGGGCATCGTGGCCAGCATGTCGTTGCTCACCCTCGTGGTCGGGATCGCCCGAACCACCTGGCTTGGGTTGGTCACGGTGTGGAAAGTGGTACAGCTGCTCAATCTGCGCACCGCTGCAGGGTTCGTACTGCAGAAGCTGGCCATCTTGGCCTATACCGCCGTGATCTATGGTCTGAGTGCCGGCCTGGCTGTCATTCGGGGCGCCATGATGCTGTGGCAGGGCGCGATCTGGCTGGTCAACTTTGCCCTGATCGCCAACCCGATCGGCGTCGTGGTGATGGGGATCGCCGCCCTGGTCGCGCTGGTCATTGCCGCCGTCTACTACTGGGACGAATGGACCGCAGCGCTGCTCAACAGTGAGGCCTTCAAGTGGGTCAGCGACCAGTTCAAAACGCTGTCCGACTGGTTCGGCTCCATGGGCGGCTGGTCGAGCATGGCCAAGGGCGCTTGGGACAGCATCGTCAGCGTCTTCTACAAGGCCATCAACAGCCTGATCGAGATGATCAACAGCATCCCGGGCGTGAACATCGAGGCGCGCTTTGGTGGCATGCCTGAAGTGCCGGGTGTCGACGCGGCGGTGAACGCGGCCAATGCCGCCAGTACCGCGCAGAAAACCCAGCAGACCATCAATGCGGCGATCCCCAGCCTTTCACCGTCGCGGGCCTCTGCTGTGCCCCCGGGCGGGTTGCTGACCAGCATTCAGAACACCAGCAACCAGAACAAAGGCACCCACGTTGAAAACGTGAACATCCACACCGCCAAGCCGCTGACTCCGCTGGAGCTGGAAAACATGGTCGCGATGGGGGTAGGCGGATGAGTCTCTACATCGATCTGCTGATCACCGATAACGACCTGACCCTGGACCCATCGAATCAGCCGCTGCTGGTGGACGACCGGGCCAGCATCGCCCAGGACATCGGTCACATGATCCGCGAAAGCGGGTTGTTGGTGACGCAGGTCGCCGAGCGCGATCGCCTCCGTCAAGCCGACTGCATCCAGCAACTGGAACTGCTGGTTGAGGCGGACGTGCGTCTGGTACCAGGCACCGTGCGGATCCTTGAAGAAGGGAAGGGCCGGTACCTGGTCACCGCCAAAACCGTTGAATTCGGATCTGTCGAGGTAGTGCTGTGAGTGACGTAGATTTCAAACAGGCGTTGAGTGACGCCGGTATTCCGACCACTGAGGCCAAGCTGCGCGCTGCCTGGGAACTGGAAGTCGTCGCCCAGGGCAGCAAGTTGAGCAACACCAGCGCCTGGTCGCCGTTCTGGCGAGTGATCACCGCCCTGGTTACCAAGCCGGTCATGTGGCTGATCGACTTTATCGCCGGCACCGTGTTGCCGAACTTCTTCGTGAAGACCGCCACTGGTGCCTGGCTGGATATGTTGGCCTGGGCGGTGAACGTCACCCGCAAGCCAGCGACCAAGGCCGAGGGGTTGCTGCTGTTCACCCGAAGCTCACTGGCCGGGATGCTGGAAGTGCCGGCCGGCACTCGGGTGCAGTCGATCGCAATCAACGGCAACGTGTACGAACTGGTGACGGTGGCAGCGGCCAGCTTCGCCGATGGTGAATCCCAGATCCGGGTGTTGGCCCGGGCCAAACAGGCCGGCAGCGGCTTTAATCTCGCACCAGGTTACTTTTCCATTTTGCCGGAACCGGTGCCCGGGGTGGTCCAGGTGGTAAACGCTGACGGTTGGTTGAGCCAACCCGGCGCCGACACTGAGCCCGACGACGAGCTGCGCCTGCGCGTGCGTAACCAGTTCTCAGCGGTGAACCAATGGCACACCGACGCCGTGTACCGCGCCATGATCGCCGCGTTCCCTGGTGTTCAGCCTGATGGCGTTTACTTTGAGCACAACGCGCCCCGGGGCCCCGGCAGTGCCAATGCGTTCGTGCTGTTCGAAGCCGATTCGCCGGCGGATACCTTCCTGGCTGAAATCAACCATTACATCCGCGACCAGGGCAACCATGGCCACGGTGACGACCTGCTGGTGTTGGAGATGCCTGCCACGCTGCACACCGTGAGGTTGACGGTGTGGCCCAAGGCTGAAGTGGGTGCCGAGCGCTGGCCTGCGTTGAAATCTGACATCGAGCTGTTCATCCGCGCCGCGTTCCGTGAGAGCACGGCCAGTGATTATCAACCGTCGCTGACTCACCCCCAGTCGCGGTTCTCTTTCAGCCGTTTGGGCGAAGAACTGCACCAGCAATTCCCAGGCATCGATTCGCTGGACTTTGACAACGCAGACATCATTTCCAAGCTGACCATCCCGCGCCTGTCCGGGGTTGAGGTGATGTTGAATGCTTAAGTTGAGCCTCCCGTTCTGGCTTGACGGGCCGGAGCTGGCCAAGCTGAAAGCGGCCGCGCAAGCCTGGTGGATCAAGGTTGAAGGCTGGCTGCACTGGCCGCTGCTGCAAATGGACGCCGAGACCTGTCACCTGAGCGTGCTCGATCTGCTGGCCTGGCAGCGCGACATCCAGCGCTTTCACGGCGAGCCGGAAAAGCTCTACCGCCGGCGCGTGAAGTACGCGTTTATCAATGCCGTGGACGCGGGCAGCACGGCCGGCATGGTCCGCATTTTCGAACGCCTGGGCGTCGGTTATGTGGAGATCCAGGAGCGCCTGCCGGACCTCGATTGGGACGTGGTCCTGCTGCACCTGTCCGACACGCAACTGAGCGAAAACCCGGTGTTGCTGCGTGTCCTGATGCAGCAATACGGGCGCACATGCCGGCGCTACGACTTCGTCACGATCACCCCCGTGAAGCTGAACATCGGCGTGGCCGATCTCAACGACGACCAACAAACCCTGATTGCCACCCTGGACGACAGCGCCAGTCGCCTGGTCGTGATCAACGAGCTCGCATTGCTCACCTTTTTGAACAACCCGTTTAGGAGCACCCATGGGAGCTAGCATCACCCTTGCCGGCGAGAGTCTGATTGCCCAGAAACAAGGCGCCGGGGAGAAGCTCGAGGTTGCTCGTTTCGTCCTGGCGCTTGTGCCAGGCCTTGACCCGAACGCCCCGGTGGATCGCGCCGCCGGCAAGCCGCCAGCATCTCAAATTGTCTTCACCAAAGCCTACGACCGCAAAGGCTACGTCAGCCCCAATCAGGTGATCTACAGCCTGATGGTGGGCTCAGACGTCGGTGACTGGGACTTTAACTGGATCGGTCTGGAAGCGTCGGAAGGCGTGTTGCTTGCGGTCGCGACCGTGCCGGTGCAGCAAAAGCGCAAGAACATTCCGCCGCTGCAGATCGGCAACAACGTCACCCGCAACTTCCTGGTGGAGTTCAACGGTGCCCAGGCGCTAACGGGCATCACCGTCGACGCCAGTACCTGGCAGCACGACTTCACTATTCGCCTGAACGGCATCGATCTGCGCGAGCGCATGAGCAACCGCGACGTTTTTGGTCGTGTCTGCTACCTGGCCGACAGCCTGCAGATGGAGCGCAGTTTTGACCTGTACCAGGTGAAAGCGGGCATTGCCTACGTGGAAGGGATCCGTGTCGAGCTGGCTGAGCCGGTCCAGGTGCAACTGCCGGCGCTCCCCGTCAAAGCCTGGCTCGACGTTGCGCTGGCCCGTGAGGGCAGTGACTCGGTCGCCGCATGGAAGGTGGTGTTCGGCGCCGCGAAGACGGACTACGTCGACAGCAACGGTACCGCCCATTACCTGGTGGAGCTGGCCCAGGTGTCGATGTCCGAAGACATCATGGATCTGCGCCAAAGCGAGCCGATCACCGGTGCCCTGGTCAAGCAATTCGCGCTTCGCAACGGCGACTACGAAAACCTGCGCGCCCGGGCCACGACCAAAGATGACGTCGACCTGGGCGAGCTGCCCAACGCGAAAAGCGATGACCCGGGCACGGACAGCAGCGAGATTCTGGCGACCACCAAGGCGCTCAACGCCCTGCGCAAGGTTATTGCTGATTCGGAGGTCGGGCGTATTGGCACCTTTGCGATGGCCACACCGCCGCCGGGATGGTTTCGGGCCAATGGCGCGGCGGTGTCGCGCACGGTCTATGCCGCGTTGTTCGCCAAAATTGGCACCCTTTACGGCGCCGGCGACGGCGTCAACACCTTCAACCTGCCGGACCCACGCGGCAAGTTCATCCGCGTTCTGGATGACGGTCGCGGCATTGATGCCGGCCGGGTATTGGGGAGCTCGCAAGCGGATGAAACGCGCGCTCACAACCACGCCGGCAGTTCGGCGGCCGCTGGTGGTCACAGCCACTCCAGCAGCTCAGGCGCCGCCGGTGGCCACAACCACTCGGCGTGGTCGGATGCCCAAGGCAACCATGCCCACACCGTCAACAACTCCAGTGCGGCGGGCGGCACTCCCGGCAGCTGGACCTTCGCGGACTTCGGCGGCGGTGCCGATCAGCCGGCCAACGTCACCAACGAAGCGGGTAACCACTCCCACAACATCGGCGTGGGTGCAGTCGGCGACCACGCGCACGTCATCACCGTCGGCGCTGTTGGTGATCACGCTCACGCCATCACCGTGGGCTACTCGGGAGGCGCGGAGACACGTCCTCAAAACATCGCCTTCCTTGCCTGCATTAAGTATTGAGACCCGCCATGGATACCAAAACCGTCTATCAAACCGATCACTTGGGCATCTTCACCGGCAAGACCGTGGCCGATAGGTCGCCGCTGGAACCGGATGTTTGGTTGATTCCCGGCGGGTGTGTCGAAGTGGCGCCGCCGGCGGTCCCGGAAAGAAAGGCGGCGTTTTGGGATGGTCGACGCTGGCAGTTGGTTGACTCTTACCAGGGGCTGACGGCCTACAACATCCAAACCCGTGAGCCCCTGGTCATCGAGCGTGCGGGTTCGCTGCCGACCGGTTACACGCTGGAAGTGCCAGGCCCGGGGCAGATCTGGGGCAATGGTCACTGGGTTGACGACATCCCGGCCGTGATCGAGTTGCGCTACGTCGCCCAACTGGCGGCGATCAACACGGCGTGTCTGCAGGAGATCACCGGCGGGTTCTGGTCGTCGGTGTTGGGCGATCGCTATTTCTACGAAACCCAGCTTCAGGATCAGTTGAACCTGACCAGCATGATTTTGCGCGGCTTGGGTGGCCTCTACCCCTGCCAGGATCAAGCCGGGGTGAAAGCCTTCCTGGAACACAGCAGCGACCAGTTGCGCCATATCGGCGACGAGTTCACCGACTTCAAGCTGCAGCGCCTGCTCAAAGCCAACGACCTCAAGCAAGCCTTGGCAGCGGCGCGATCCACGTCGGACCTGGACGCGCTCAACGCCGTGGTATGGGAGTCCACGCCGGTATGAATTGGGCACCCATCACCATGCGCTGGCCGGAGCAGTCCACTCAGTGGCTTGACGGCCTCGAGGCGGCCAAGGATCTAGCGAGTCTCGAACTGACCAGCACCGGGCAACGCCTGGCAAGTCTGGCCGACTTGGCCACCACTTCACCGGGGCCGGTCGGCGCCGCTGCAGAAGCGGCCGTGGCCGCAGGCCGAGCCGGCCTCAGTGATGCTCTGGGCGAAGTACCGGCCTGCCTGGTGGTGACGCCATTTCAAAGTGGTGTCGGACAGGGGCGCGGTAACCAGCGTTATCTGTCCGCGCCGAACCTGCTGCAGCAACTGGGCGAGAAGCTGGAAGACACCGGCGACGACGGGCGTCCGGCCGGGGCGCAATACGCCCTGGCGGTGATGTTCCTGGGCACGCGCTATGACAAGTTCGCGGCGACCTTGTCCCGATTCAATGCCGTGCTGCCCATGCCCGACCTGCAACGCGCCGAACGTCGAGCGAAAAACCTGTTCGCGCTGGACGCTGAAAAGTGGGAACTGCCCACCGCCGGCACGCTGCCGCGCTGGGGGGCGCTACCCCTTGAGCGTTGCACCGTGACCAAGGCCGCCACGCAAACCTTGAACAGTCAGCTGTCGGCACTGGAAAGCTACGCGGACAGTTCGCCGATGGCGGATCTGGGGCGGCTGGCTACTCGCAAAGCCAGCCAGGCCCAGGCACAGGCCCAACAGTTGGCCGACCTCAAATCGCAGTTCACCGGTGGCACGGCCGACGACACCATGCGCGCCCGCCTGATCGGCCCGGGGAATGCCGCCGAGTTGCGGCACCAGCTGCTGCAGGGCGACGCCCCCGGGCACGAGTGGGGATTATCAGCCGGCGTGCTGCTGGTCGGCTCCCTGAAAGGGTTGGGCTTTGTTCGGGAACTGGTGGGCCTATGACCTTATTGCTCGATGGCGAACAGGTGCGCGGCAAGAACCTCAAGGTCACCGCCAACCTGAGAATCGAAAGTGACGACCTGTCCGGCCAGACCAGCAACACCGACTCGGCCCACAAGGGGTTCAAGCCCAAGACACTGGCGGTCACGTTGCTAATCCCGTTTGTCGATGAGTCGCAGCTGCGCAATTTGATGCGCCTGGCCGAGGCGACCGACACCGGCGGCCAGCTCAAAACCTACCGGCTGGTCAATGACACCGCGTCCGCGTTTGGCGTACGCCAGGTGCAGTTCTCCGAGGGTGTCAGCGCCCGGGAAGACGACTCGCTTCGCGCCTGGCTCGTTCAATTCACGCTGTCGGAAAAGCTCTCCAACCCCGAGCGGGTCGAGACGCGTCGATCGGCCAAGGATGTCGCGCAACAAGGTGCCCCGGGGCAGTCGGTGACCGCACCAGGTGCAGGTGAACCCGGCGCACCAGGTCAGGAACTGAGCGGCTTCGAAGCCACCCTGAAAAAGTTGGATAACTACCTGGGCGGTGGGGCATGAGCATGAAGCTGCACAAGGTGCTGACCGTCGGTGGCGTGGTCTATCCCCTGATCGCCGATGACGTTCGCCTTGAACTGCGTACCCCGGGCCGCGCCACGCTGACCATTCAAGCGGCGGCGCCGGTGAAGGGGCTGGTGACGCTCGATATCGGCTACAACGACAGTCCGCTGCAGCGTCACTTCATTGGTTATGTCGAGCGTTGCACGCCGTCCAACGCGATCGAGCAAGTGCTGTTCTGTCGCGAACTGGCGGCGATCCTGGCCAACCCGTTGCCGCTCAACCTGCGCCATGCGGATCTGACCACGGTGCTGGGTGAGATCAACCAGAAAACCGGGTTGAGCTTCCGAGTGCCGGACAAGGCATACGCCAAAGTTAAAGCCCCGTTCTTCTACAACCTGGCCGCCGGCTACCAGGCCATGGACAGCCTGTCCCGGGTGTTCGGGATACCCGACTTTATCTGGCAGCAGCAAGGCGACGGTGAAGTGTTTGTGGGCAGTTGGGTTGACGGTTTTTTCGGTTCCCGATCGCCGCTGCAGCTGCCCGTCGAGCTGTTTAACGGCTACCAAAGCAATCAGAGCGCGATGATCGCGGCCCTTCCCGGGTTGCGACCAGGTGCATCCATCAACCAAGGCGAGCGGATCACCAACGTGACGCTCACCGGCAACCAAATGGCGATCCGATGGAAGACGCAATCCGCCGTAGCGTAGAGCGGCAATTTCCCGAACTCACCGGCGGTTATCACTTGCCGCGCTTCGCCCGTGTGGTGGGTGTGGCTGATGCCCCGGCCGGCGCCGGGATCTGCGACGACTTCCGTCCGCGCTTTGCGGTGGACCTCGAACTGCTAGGTGAGGACGACGAGCCGGATCCGGAGCTGCCAGTGCTCGCCGGCGTGCCGCTGCCCATGCCCATGGGTGGCGACGAGATGGGCTTTTTCGCCTTCCCTGAAGAAGGGACACGGGTTGTCGTGTCCTTCGCCTATGGCCTGCCGAGCAAGCCATTTATCCAGGCAATTCTGCCGCACGGCCTGAGCCTGCCGAAGGTGCCGAAAGGTGACCAGGTGTGGCAGCACAGCGAGGCCGCCCAGCAACGCGCCGACGCGGACGGCAACTGGCTGCGCCAGACCGATGGGCGGATCCGGGACAAGTCGATCGAGCGCGAGGTTGAGAGCCTGACCAACGTCGAGCGTCACCAGAGCAGCACGGTGGCGGTGGACGACCATTCGACCGAGTCGGTCGGGGGCATCAAGACGATCGAAGCGATCGGTGCGCTCAAGTTGCTGTCGGGCGGATCCGCCAGCCTGGCCGCACTGGATGACCTACACCTGGCCAGCGGGCGCGACCTCAACCAGGTAGTGGGCCAGACCCTCAACCTGACGGTGGGAGGCGACCTGCTCGAGCGCATCGAAGGCGCCCGTCGCAGCATCGCTGCCAAGACCTGGTTGGGATCGGAGTCGGTGAACGTGCTGCAGGTGTTGTGCGATCTGATTGACCTGGTCACGCAGACGAACACCGAACTGGCGGCCCACGTCCACGGACCGAGCCCCGTGCCCGCCAACGCCGCGAACTTCATCACCAACGCCGGTACCGGCCTACAGCTTATTGGGCAGCTCAAGCCCATCACCGGAGCCTAATTTGGAACTCAAGAGTTTCTTTGCACAGGATGATCTGGGCAACGCTTTGCCCTCTGCAACCTGCTACCTGTACGAGCGCGGGACCGAGAACATCGTGTTCGGTTTGCGTAAGAGCAACGGCTTGGGGTTGCTCAACCCGTTCCTGGCCGACGCAAACGGATTGGCGCAGTTTGCCGCACCCAACGGGCTGTATGACCTGCGCATCACCAAAGGGAAACGGGATTACCGTTTGCCTGTCCAGTTCCTGGACGTCACAGAATCCTTGGCCGAGGCCAACGGCGCGGCGTTACGTGCAGAAACGGCAAGGGACGCCGCCCAGTTGGCTGCCGGCGTGAAAGCCAGTCCGGCGGAAGGCTTGCGCACGACGACCGACGGCATGTTCTTCACGGTGGTTTCACCCGAGAACGCCCAGTCGCTGATTCTGTTTAAAAATGAAGCGGGGGTGGCGGTTGAGCAAACGCGGTACCCGAGTTCAACCGCCGTCGAAACGATCAACAGCTTCGTGCAGAGCAAATTCAAAGTTCAGAGCGTCAACGACACGTTGGTAGCTGTGCGTGATGCCGCCGGCCATGAAACGTGGATGGGCATCAATAACCGGGATGGCGGGCCGAGCAATTGGGCGCTGAAAATGTTGTACAAGTACCTGGGCGTCAAACCCGCGTATGTCCCGGGCCTACTCTATGCGTTTCCCGACGCACTGGGGCGCCTGACTGATTTGTCGATCCGCGACACCGACGGTCAGGTGCCGGACTGGGTGATCTTTCGTTGGGCCAAGCGACTGAAACCGCTGATTGGCAGTGACGACAGCCATCCGAAGACGGCCTACAACAACATCTCCAATGTGCCCAAAATGCGAATGAAGCAAGGCCAGATTCGCGCGGGTGTGCCTGGGGTAAAGCTGTACCTGAAAATCATCGGCGACTCATATTCCGCCAGCCACAACTTCTACATGAATGACCTCACCCGGTTTTTAGCCAAAGACTTTGGCTTTGGCGGTTCGGGTTACATCGGCTTCAACCACGGCTCGTCCCTGGGCACGAAAAACTTCCTGTACACCAATGGCAGCCTGACCTACTTCGGCGGCAGCTGGACGCTATCGCCATTGGGCGCGGCCAGTCCCGATAACAGGACGATCAAGGCGGGGGCTGTGGGTGATTACGTGAGCATCACCGCCGTCGACACCGCGGATATCTCGACAGCTGCCACGCTGGCCAAGCTGCTGTTCCTGGGCGATGGCACGAACTCCACCCTGCGTTATCGCTGGGGGGATGCCCTGGAGTGGAACACGCTGTCGCTGTCCGGGGTGGGGCCCCAGCAATTGGCCTTCCCGGTCCTGCCTGCCGGCGGCAACTGGAAGTTCCGCATGGAAGTCGTTACCGGTACGCCAACGCTGTTTGGCCTCTACACCGAAAACAGTGCGTCGGGCGTGGTCGTCTCCAAGTGCGCGGCCAGCGGTTCGGCGTCGGGTGACTGGTACAAGAACGATGCGGCCTGGTTAACGCAGCAGAAGACCGCCACGGGCTTCATTCCCGCAGACGCCGTGCTGGTCATGCTGGGCGGCAACGACCAGGGCGCATCGGTTACGCCGGCGACCTTTCTCGCCAACCTGCAGGGGGTGGTCGCGACTCACCTGGAAGTCCATCCCGGGGCATCGTTCATCGTCGCCATGCGGTGGGACACCACACGATCCAGCCAGTACCCCATGAGTGCCTATACCAAGCTCACCGCTGCCTGGTGCTGGACGCAGGGCATTGCCTTTATGGATATGCAATACGCGGCCATGGGTGACCCCGCGAAGTACGCCAGCACCGGGCAAACCCCGCTGATCAGTGATGACAAGATCCATCCGGATCCGGCGAAGGGTGCCCCAGTGATCTCTGAATTTTTCTACACCGCGCTGCGCTGAACGCAGCAAGGAGCATCAAATGTTTTCACTCGTAATTAGCGCACCTGGTGTGTTGTCCAACCCGCTGCCCGATACGCCGACCATCCCTGACGTGCAGTCCAACATCATTTACGAGCTCGATGCCGCGAGCCTGGCCGCACTGGCCGACGGTGCCGCCGTCGACACCTGGCTGGCCAATGGACCGGCGCCGATCGTCAACCGCACCTTCAACTTTCAGTACACGGGCTGGGGGAAACCGAGGTTTTCGCTCACCGGTGGGCCAAGGGGTAACCCAGCCGTTATGTTTGATGGGACACAGCAGATCGGCAACGGGCCGGGGACGGTCGCTGTTGCGCAGTCGATGACTTACGCGATGGTCGTTAAGGCTTCTGTCTTTGCGGCGAATCAGGCGCGTCTGATGGCGACGGGTGCCCAAATCCTTGCACCAGGTGCGAATGGCTTCTACGAAAGCATCTCGGCGGCCAGTCGATTGGAGAGCGGTGATAAATCGACAGAGTGGACGGTCATCCTTGCCGTGTTCGACGGGCCAACGTCCAAAATCAAAGTCGGGACCAACCCCATCGTCGAGGGTGCAACCGGTGTGTCTCTCAGCGGGCGGAATATTCTGGGTGGCCAAGGATCGGCGCTGGCCACAGCGGGCCTAGTGGGTGGTTACGCCTTCATCAGGGCTTACGATCGAGCGCTGAACAATTCGGATATCGAGGCGGCCTCTATTGAGCTACACAGAGCGTACGCAATTTCTTAAATACCTCTTGCACCCCGCACCGGCGGGCCGCTTTCGGGCCATTTGCAGTCGCTGGTGAACGGCTGCAAGGGGGGCGAAGCCTGACTTTTGGCGTTAGTTGGAGAAGAGTCTTCTTATCCCTATGTTCAAACCGCTAATTCGAAAACATACCAGTTCGTTATTAACTAAGGAAATAAAAATAGTTATTTGATGCGGAATAGGAATAAGAATAGGAATAGGAATAGCAGACCAATGTACCTATTTGACCCGAGGTAGAGGTATAGAGCAATTCATGACGAAATGCGCAATAATTGGTTACATATTTACAGAAAATTCAAAGTCTTGCTTTTGCAATTCACTCGGCTCGTTATTGCCCTCAACTTTTTCCCTCCGTCATCTAATTCGATTGTGTTGCTCGAAAATTTTTTGATTTCTACTAGTTTTAGTTTAGCCCGCCATTACCACTATTGGTATAGCGCTTTGCCACTAGAAGGAACTGAAAAGATGAATCACGAGATACGATCGAAGAGGCACACCCCAACTCAAGGCGAATGGCGCTCCTTCAAAGTTGCCGGAACCATCTGTTCACTTGTAGCGGCAATCGCTCTGGCATCCCAGGTGCAAGCAGCAGATGCGGAAAAAGCAAAGCCTGCAACAGAAGCCACCAAAGCGGCCAACAATGCGCTGCTCAAAGAGTTGCCATTCAACGACAAGACGTCCTTTGAACTGGCGCATAAAGGATTCATTGCGCCCTTGCCGTCGACGGTCATTAAGGGCGCCTCCGGGAATGTAATCTGGGACCCGACGAAGTACGGTTTTATCAAGGAAGGCGAGGAAGCACCGGACACGACCAATCCCAGCCTTTGGCGGCAGTCACAGCTGATTAACATTTCTGGCTTGTTCGAGGTGACTGACGGCATCTACCAAGTCCGCAACTATGACCTGTCGAATATGACCATCGTCGAAGGCAAGGACGGCATTACCGTCTTCGATCCGCTGATTTCCACTGAAACCGCCAAGGCGGCACTCGATCTCTATTATCAGCACCGGCCGAAAAAACCGGTGGTGGCCGTGATCTATACCCACAGCCATATCGACCACTACGGCGGCGTACGCGGCGTGGTTAACGAAGAGGATGTGAAAGCCGGCAAGGTGAAGATCTATGCGCCCCTGGGCTTCATTGAGCATGCCGTGGCCGAAAACGTGATGGCTGGCAACGCCATGAGTCGTCGCGCCAGCTACCAGTATGGCAACCTGCTGCCGCCTACGCCGACCGGTCAGTTGGGCGCAGGTTTGGGTACCACCACCTCGGCTGGTACGGTGACTCTGATCCCGCCCACCGACATCATCAAGACCACCGGTGAAACCCATGTCATTGACGGCCTGACCTATCAGTTCCTGTATGCGCCTGGCAGTGAAGCTCCCGCTGAGATGCTCTATTACATCAAGGAAAAGAAAGCGCTCAACACCGCCGAAGACTCCACCCATACCTTGCACAACACCTATTCCCTGCGGGGCGCAAAGATCCGTGATCCGCTGGCCTGGTCGAAATACCTGAACGAAACACTCAAGCTGTGGGGCGATGACGTTCAGGTGATGTATGCCATGCACCACTGGCCAGTCTGGGGCAATAAAGAGGTGCGCGAGCAACTGTCCTCCCAGCGCGACATGTACCGCTATATCAACGACGAAACCCTGCGTCTGGCCAACAAGGGCTACACCATGGTCGAGATTGCCGAGCAGTTCAAACTGCCGAAAGGGATCGCAAACAAATTCTCCAACCGTGGCTATTACGGTTCGGTGAACCACAACGTCAAAGCCACCTACGTCTTGTATCTGGGCTGGTTTAACGGTAATCCGGCCACGTTGAACGAACTGCCACCGGAAGAAGGTGCCAAGCATTACGTGGAAATGATGGGCGGTGAAGAGGCGCTCCTGAAGAAAGCCAAGGAATATTTCGACAAAGGCGAGTTCCGCTGGGTCGCCGAGGTGGTCAACCACGCGGTATTCGCCAACCCGAGCAGCCAAGCGGCGAAGAACCTGCAAGCGGATGCCCTGGAGCAACTGGGTTACCAAGCTGAAAGCGGGCCGTGGCGCAACTTCTACCTGACCGGTGCCAAGGAATTGCGCGAAGGTGTGATGAAGATGCCAACTCCAGACACCGCCAGCCCGGATACGGTGCGAGCCATGGATCTGGACTTGTTCTTCGACTTCCTGGCCATGCGTTTGAATGGGCCCAAAGCCGAAGACAAACGTCTATCGCTCAACTTCGATTTCACTGATCTCAAGCAAAAATATTCTGTGGAAATGGAGAACGGCGTGCTCAACCACACGGAGGGGGTGGCAGCAAAAGACGCAGACGCGACGATCACTTTGACCCGCGATACGCTCAACAAAATCGTGTTGAAGGAAACCACGCTGAAAGATGCGCTGGCTTCGGGTGACATTAAAGAAGACGGGGCACAAGGCAAGCTGGAGGAGCTGGTGTCCTACATGGACAACTTCGATTTCTGGTTCAACATCGTGACGCCGTAACGGATCAATTTTAAGTGGTGGTATTGCCGCCAAAAGAAAACGTCGTCAGAAGGCAGTGGCGCTTACAGCGCTGCTGCCATTCTGACTGTCCGTGACGCTTCTTTCGCCTCAAGCCCTCACCAGGAGCTTTTATGCAGATCAAACCGTTCGCCGCATGTGTATTGACCCTGGCACTCGCAGGTTGTGCCAACCCCTACGTTGACCCAGAGCAGTACTCGGGATTTCTTAAGGACTACAGCGTTCTGAAGGAGGAAAAATCGCCGTCCGGGGCAGACGTCATGCGCTGGATTGACCCAAAAGTTGATGTGAGTCGCTACACCAGCGTTTATGTCGAACCGAGTCAGCTGTACCCCAAACCGCAAGCGACCGAGAAAGTCCCGCAAAGCACTTTAAATGGCATCACTAAGTACTACGATCAGACCTTGAAAAATGCTTTCTCCAAGGAGCTACCACTGGCCACTGGCCCCGGTCCTGGCGTATTAGTTGTGCGTCCGGCCATCACCGCGGTCAGTGCAAAAACCAAAAGCCTTCGACCCTATGAAGTAATTCCAATTGCGTTGATAGCAGCAGGGGTTAGTGCTGCAACCGGCATCCGCGACCAGGACACAAGTTTGGCCACTGAAGCGGCGTTTCTGGACGGTAGCGACCACAAGCTGTTAGCCGAAGTCGTCCGCAAAGGCGCTGGCGCAGAACTGGAGAATTCGTCGCAAGTGGCGCAAGCCAAGGACTTCAAGGCGGTACTCGATGTCTGGGCGCGAGACATCGTCAATTCCTACAAACAACTGAAAACCAAGTAGTCCCTTCCCTCGGCCAGCAGGCTTGCTTTCGCGAAACTCACCGCTATGTGTAATGCGATGGGATAAAGCTAGTGCGTCACTGCTGGTCGTTTACCTTCCCTTTCTCCCCCGGACATAGCGATCACTTTCATGGGCCGCTATGGGCGTTCTCTGCCGATCATGGCCACTTAAGCGCAAACACGTCAGGCGAAGAAAAAAACGTCAGAAAAAGCACTTGTCCCCCTCCCGCCGACGGGCTTTGCGTCCCTCTATTGTGCAAAGGCGGGAGCGGTGCAAATCAAGGTCGCGCCGAAGCCCGGTGGGCGGTAGCTGGCGCATTTTGCAATTTCACGGTGTGCAAGGTTTTGCAAAGAAGTGCAGTGGCTTTGCATAACGTCCTGAGCAAGCCAGGTCGGTGGCCGAACTGTAGAAGCCCTGGTTTGCAAGGGCGTGTCGCTGAAAAATAAGCGTCTTATTGAATTTTTGAATTCTCAACAGCTCGTATCTGGAAGGCTTTCTGACGTGAGTCGGGAAGGGGGCACTTGCCTGAAAGCACCGACACATTGGGCTTACATGCCATTTACCGCATTTCACGGGTGATCATCGCTGTATGGCTATTCGGACGACTGCAATCGACCGATTCTGTTGAAAAAGTCCTCCATGGTTTCCACGGCAGAAAAGTACGCGCCTGAGATTGAAATCTGTGTTTTGAGCAAGGATTCCCAGGCTCAGATTTGGCGTAGCTGCGCGAAAAAAAGGCATTTCGGTAGCCAATATGAGAGAAGTCTGGAAGGACCGACTTTTTCAACACAATCGACCCAAAGCGGTCATTAAGAATATGTGATGTTGCAGCCCTAATATCTGCCACAACTGCATTGTTCACTCACCATAGCTGTGCTTCTGCCTCATCAAATTTATCGGCGACTTTCAACAAAGTATTTGCCCACCCGCTGCTGATACTGACTTCTTGCAGTGGGCCTGTTGGGGCAAAAAGTACAGCAAAGCGCATTCTTTCGGGCAGTACCCCAGCTCTAAGCGAGTTGATCAACCCCTCCAATTCTGCTTTCGCTTCATTCATATCCGACCAAAGAGACCAGCAGAAATCATTCTCGGGAAGCGATACCAATTCGATGGAAGCCTCCAGCACATGAATGAGAAGCTCAAGTGGACTGTTGTGTTGTGTTGATCCTCGGACTAATTGCTCTGTACGGCTCATCTCCACAAGGCACCCAAGTGTCAAACCTTCGTAAAAGTTAAATCCTAGCGCGCTTTGTAAGGCTCGGACAGGTATTTGGTGTCTTGAGGCATGACCGCTTTTGGCCGCTCTCTGCCTGTGGCGAGCCTACCGAATTGCAAAACCATCACGACGTTTTGCCTAGTGGCGACCGGGCTGAAGTAGGTTTGCTACTGCTTTCACCAGGTCATTCAGAGACCAGGGTTTGTCCAGGTACGTCGTTGATGAGGGGATGATGGAGGCATCCAGGTTGTGGCCGGAGGTGAGAATCGTAGCGGTAGAGGGCCATTTCGCCTTCACGATCTCTATGAGTTCCGCTCCTTGGAGTTTACCTGGCAGACCATGATCCGCGATCACCAGCGGGCAACTCTCCGGCAGGCCCAAGAGGTAAGTCAACGCGTCATCGGCGGTTGCGAAGTCGACTGAATGCAGACCGATTTCGCTCAAGATATCCACCATCAACACGCGAACAGTTGGATCGTCCTCAACAACGACCACCCATCCCGTAACTGCTGAGATTTTTTCCCATTCTTCGTACACATTGGCTCCTACATTGGGGGTCGATTTCCGCCAAAGGCAAGACAACCGTTCCAGTGTAGGCTCTTTTTACGAGAGAAAAAGGGGCCAAACGCCCTCCAAAATAATCCTGAAGCCACCGAAGCGATGATCAGTGAAAGGCATTGAGGGGGCTGCTTAGGCAGGATTTAACAGGAACAGGCTGGCCAGACTCAAAGCTGTCCCCGATCCAAAAATGAGGAGGATGAGCATCAGCGTAAGGATGAATGGTCGATTGCGCATGGTTAACCGTCCACTGCCGGTGAAGGGCGTCAGGGTGACGACTATAGTTATCATCTGGTGATTAGAAGCAGGAGCCGATGACAGGTTCAATCACTGCCTAGATTTTTTTACCCACATCAATCCAACAGTCTGACTTCGTCCCTTGAGCGGAGAGCGCTGAGATGACGACTGAAAAATTCCACGAAGACCTCCAACAGGCGCGCCAGGAGTTGTCTGTCGCGATGGCGGTGGTTATGGAGTTGGTCAAAACAGGCAAGGCGTTCGGGGCCGAATGGGACAAGGCGCTTGAACGCGAAAAAAAAGCACTCCAGAAAATGCACCGCGTACTCAATAGCCCCTTGGTTCCCAGAGTGGGGGGACCAAAGTTCGGAACAGCTGTACCGTGATGGTTCCGTGGACGTTTGAGAAAGAGAATCGAAATAGAGTAATTGGACTACAGTTTAATAGTTCGTCTCGCCAGCCGCAGCCCAATCAGCTCGTCCCTGAAGTGGCTGGCGGGGCGAACTACTCATGAACCCGCAACTCTACCGTTTAATCGGTTTCGGGCCGATCTGGCGGCAATCCGTTCAACCGGGCCAGGCCTTGTTTGATATGCCCTGCGTTTTCGCCAATGGTGTAAAGCGCCCCCCGCACGTTATCGCCGACCTCTACCGCGTTTTGCTGCTCTGCCCACAGCGTCAGTTCCATCACTGCCGCTTCCAGGGCCAATTGATTCTGGTAAATCCGTTCCAGCACATCCGCCAGTGAATACTCGTTTGCCATGGTTGCCGACTCCTTTCGAAAGAACTCAAGCATAGCAGCGACAGTGCGCGGGATCGGGAACCGAAATGGCGCCTCGGCGATGTGAAATCGGGGGGGCGCGTTTAAAGTGGCTATTTTTCGCCACCCTACGCGAAACCGAGCGATAAATGCTCTGCAGCCCGCGTAGACCGTGGCGTTGAGAGGTGGCGATCAGGCGGTCAGGTGGGCTATTTAAAAAGGTATTGAAATACAAAACCCTTATAAATCAAGAACTTGAATGGTGTGGGTAAATAGCTTTCCTGATAGCCCAAGAAATAGCTGGGGTGACCTGAAAAAGAGGATTGTTGAAAGCTCTGAAAGCCTTGTTCTGTCTGGGGTGTAGAGGAGAAAAGAAAATAAAATAGCTTTAATAGTCACTTTAAACCTCAACCGGAAAATCGATTCTATCCGGTAGGGGGAGGCTATCTGACGGACGAGGCTCTCACGGTCCGACCATGCGGCTGCTTCGCTAGCATGGGGGGCGGTGGATTCTTAGAAACTGTCACTGAAACTGTCACCAGACGCGATTGGATGTCCGTGGACTGCGCTGGAGGCCTTGAAAATAGTGGAGCGGGTGAAGGGAATCGAACCCTCGTTATCAGCTTGGGAAGCTGGAGTAATGCCATTATACGACACCCGCTCAGAGCGGCTGACTTTGTACCAGATGTGCGCGTGGAAATGAAGTTTTTCTTT